CATGAGAATAGACTCATCAGGCAACCTGTTACTCGGAGATACAAGCACCGCAGGAAATGCAAAGTTCTATCTTAGAAATGGTTCAAGCGGTCAATCTTATTCAAATGTATCAGGAATGCTGATTGATGTTAATGGTACTTCAAATTCTTATTATGGTTTAAGAGTTGGCTCAAGTACAGGCAATAGTCATTTAGCAGTTACAAATGCTGGCAACGTTGGAATTGGTACTAGTTCGCCAAGTGAGAAGCTAACTGTAGAAGGCGATGGAACTTTTAAGAACACCACTGACGCAACAGGAGCAACACTAAAAGTTGCAGATAACGTTAACAGGGCTATTACAATTACCTCCCCAATCGCTGCAGGTTCTGCCGCAGGGCGTATTGCAGTTACTGGAACATCAAACTCCCTCGAAATAGGTGTCAGAGATTACCCAACTGCTTTAAAGATAGAAGGTGGTTCAGGGAACGCCTTATTCTCAAGTAGTGTGACAGTATCTAAAACTTCTTCAGGCAATATAATGCAGGTTGCTAGTTTGGTAAACCCTGTAGGCGTTGCAAATACAGGTGTTAGGCTTTGGATGTCTGGTAAAAACACCACTGACCGTGGAACATTTATTGATGCGGTAGCTGAAAGCACATTAAATAATCACTCTTTACGTTTTGGTACATCTGCAAGTGCTTCATTTCCTGTAGAAGCCATGAGAATAGACTCATCAGGCAACTTGTTGGTGGGGACTACTGATACTTCTTTGTATAATAACGGAGCAGGTGGCAATACAGGAGTAGTTGTTGAACCGTCAGGTACAATTCAACTTGCAAAATCAAATAATATCTGTGCTTATTTAAATAGGCTAGACAGTGATGGTGCTATTTTAGACTTCAGAAAAGATGGCTCAGCAGTTGGAAGTATTGGTACTGTTGCAGGTTATTTGGGGATAGCTAATGGAGATACAGGGCTTTTATTTAGAGCGCCCTATGATGATATTTTACCATATTCAAGCACAGCCAATTCAGCTATAGATGACACTATTGACCTTGGTGACGCAAGTTTTAGATTCCAAGACATATACGCCACCAACGGAACTATACAAACTTCAGACCGCAATGAAAAGCAAGACATTGAAGCTCTTACAGATGCAGAAACTAGAGTAGCTGTTGCAGCTAAAGGACTGCTAAGAAAATTCAGATGGCAGTCTGCTGTTGAAGAAAAAGGCGATGACGCTAGAATTCATTTTGGAATTATAGCTCAAGACTTACAAGATGCTTTTACTGCTGAAGGATTGGATGCAGGTGACTATGCTATGTTTATTAGCAGCACTTGGACTAATGATGATGGAGTAGAGCAAACTAGGTTAGGAGTCAGGTATAATGAACTCTTAGCATTTATTATTGCAGCAATTTAACACAGGAGAATAAAAATGGAATGGAATGTAAAAACAGTTGACGTACACCCTAAAGAAGAAGGGCATGATGATGTAATCTATAATGTGCATTGGTCAGTATCTAAAGAAGATGGAGAATACTCTGCATCATCCTATGGCACTCAAAGCATAGATACATCTGATTTATCTAACTTTAAACCTTTTGATGAAGTAACATCAGATATGGTTAAGGGTTGGGTAATTGATGCTATGGGCGAAGAAGAAGTTGCTAACTTAGAAGCAAATTTAGATTCACAAATAGAAAATGAAAAAAATCCAACTTCAATTACTAAAACTTTAGATTCTTAGTATATAATTTAATTTTAATAAACTTATAGGAGAGTTAAATGAGTAAAGAAGAAAATAAGATGGAAAACCAAGAACCAGTAGTAATCACATATAATGGCACTGAATACAGAGCTTCTGATATGAATGAAGAGCAAATGGCTTTAGCTGCTAAATTAAACATTGCTGGTAAAAAATTAGCTAGACTTCAAGAGTTCTATGATGATTATGTCATCACAAATGAATACAAGAATCTTTGTATCGAATCATTTGATAGAGCTATCAACGCTGAAGATGTAGCTGAGGTAGTAGAGGAAGAATAATGGCTACTCGTAAGACTGCTAATGATGTTCATTCAGACTTACGAGTTCACGAAAAAATGTGTGAAGAACGCTGGAAAACTATTTATAGAAAAACTGATGACTTACAAGCATCGGTAAATAGTATGAAGGGTTGGCTGTTAGCAGGTCTTACAACAATACTAATTAGTATGTTTACCTTAGTCCTCAGAGGTTTAATTTAATCCAAATTAATATATGATAGACAAACTTATCGAACCAGTCAGCGACTTGCTCAACAAGTTCATTCCTGATGCTGACACAAAACAAAAGATTGCACATGAAATTGCAACCATGTCTCAAAAGCATATACATGAGATTGCTAAAGCACAAATAGAAGTAAACAAAGAAGAAGCCAAAGGTAGTTGGTTTCAATCATCATGGAGACCAGCAACAGCATGGGTATGTGTTGCAGGTTTTGCAGTCAACTTTCTTATTAGTCCTTTATTAGCACCTTTTGGTATTGATGTACCACAAGCTGATACTTCTACTATGCTACCTGTTTTAATGGGTATGCTTGGTCTAGGTGGTATGAGAAGTTATGAGAAAACTAAAGGATTAACAAGATAATATGCTAGACAATGTAAAACAGATGTTGCTCAAACATGAGGGCATGAGGACTTTTCCTTATAAATGTTCTGAGGACAAATTAACAATCGGAATTGGTAGGAATTTAGAAGCCAATGGTATATCAGAAGATGAAGCACTATATCTTTTAGAGAATGATATTAAAAGAGTTACAGCCAACTTAGATAAGATGTGGGGTGTATGGAGAACATTCCCTGAGAAAGCACAACTTGTTTGTGTAGATATGACATTCCAAATGGGTATAACAGGTTTTATGAATTTTAGACAAACAAGAGCATTAATGGAGATGGGTTGTTGGTTAGAAGCCTCAGAAGAAATTTTACGCTCGCGTTATGCAAATCAAACACCCAATAGAGCGGCTTATAATTCAAGGCAACTAGCCTTATGTCAAAATGCCAAGAAAAACATCAGACCAACATCAAGCTAATTCAAGACTTGGTGCTTTAGGCGAATCCTTGGTACAAACATTCTTGCTTGAATACGCTGATTTTTGTTTCCCAACCCAAGAAAAACATCCTGCTGATTTATGTATGGAACTAAATCGTTGTATGTATACTATACAAGTAAAAAGCAGAAGAGCTACTAAACAAAATAAATTTGTCTTTGCTGCTGAGAACTCAAGGTCACAATCAGAAACCTATAAGAATTATCATTGTGACATCTTAGCTTTTGTTTTCTTTTATGATGACCAAAAGAGAATCATGTTCAAAGCAAATACTTCATCACAAAACTATTTTACTTTTGATAAGAAAGCTATCACTGAATCTATGGAATTAGATTCTCTTAAAGAAACACTGGACAATCTAAGCTCAGTTCCTGTTCTAAATCCTATAATTTAATACTTAAAAATAAATTAATATTTTTATACACATTTATATATATTTATGTATAATACCTATATGTTAATTAAAAATAAGGAGTTAAATAACATGGAAACAAGAGTAAGAACATTAGAAATCGCATTAGAGATGGAAAACTTTGCACCAGCAAATTATTTAGGAGAGTTCATTGATATGCCAACTACTGATGATGAAGCTGGTTTAGTTAGATACGTAAAACATATTCATACTGGTAAGTTATACGAGGTTAATCAGGTAACTAGACAGGTAAATCACAATATAAAATGGAGGCTTAACAATGACTAGATACACACTACAAGTTCAACTACCTAGCTTAGGCTGGGTGGTTGCTATCAAGACTAGCGACTTATTTTACATGGCTAGTAAAAGAGCAAGATTAATTAAAGAAGGACATAAAGTTAAATTAACTAAGGAGAGTAAATAATGAAATTAGCATTAAGTATAAATGAAGCATCTAAATCTATAGGTCTTGGTACAACAAACCTAAGAAAATTGGTTAAGGCAAAAATAATACCAAGTTATAAATTGGGTGCAAAAATAATGATACCTGTTAAAGATTTGGAAGATTATATTAACAAGATAACAAATAACCAAGTAGAAAAGAAACAATGAACCTAATGTGCAATACCAAACATGGTGTTATTCAATGGAGATGGAAAGACTCAGGTCAACCATCTCCTGAATACAAATCATTGAATCATCAATGGTGGATTCCTAAGAAGTCTGAGTT